AAGAGATTTGCTTATCATTGGAGCAAGCGAGCAAGAGATAGGATTGACCCTGAAAGAAGTAGAATACAGCGAATAAATTGGTACAACTCCCACTAAAATCTACTGTAAAATATCATTAGGGATTTAGGGGGATTGTGGAGGGACAGGGAAATATGAGATTAACAAAGAAAAGGGAAGATAATGGAAGATATTATTTAAGTGGCTTGTCAGAGGTATCTAACATATATCCTAAAGGATATGGGCGGATACAAGTAGGTCATGCAGTTGACAAGCTGGCAGAATACGAGGACTTAGAGGAAAAAAACAGACTGATGGAACTGCCTTGTGCGGTGGGGGATACGGCTTGGATTGTTTTTGAGGGAGAAATTTTTAAATGTATGGTATCAAAATTTGATATTGTGAGAAATGGTATTTTCCCAATGTTGCGTATAAATGAAACATTGGAAACAATAAGCGTTTCGATGAAAACATTAGAAAAGACTTGGTTCCTCACCAAAGAAGTAGCCGAAGCCGCATTGAAAGAATTGGAGAGGGGTAAGGGAGAATGAGATATAAGTGCATAAAAGAAATGTGTTTACCAAAATGTGATGGTGATGGTTTTGAAATTCCAAATAAATGTGGATTTGTGACTGTTGGAAGCATTTGGGAAAGAGATAATAGAGGAAGTATTATCAGCGGTGACGTACATATGGATTCGCTGAATGATGATTCTGATTTTGGATGGATAGAAATTTCGTTTGAGAGCTTGAAAGAAAATTTTGTGCTGATTGAATGAAATCGGTGAGCGTATGGGCGGTGTAACATGGATAAGCTAACCCCAAAGCAGAAAGCAAAGGTGAGGATATGACTGCATTAGAGAAGCAAGTCAAAGTAAAAGAAGTATTATCTCGTCAGTGTGGGTGGTATGGAAAATGTCATTACTGCGACTTTTTCGCAAATGAAGATAATACAGACGGAGAGTATTTCTGCATGATAAGAGATTCGGAAAAACGTGTACCATTTCAACATGGATGGGATATAGAAAGTGCAATGATAAGTGATTGAGGTGATAGAAAGTGGCTGCCAGGCTGACAGATAAACAGAAAAAAGAAATAATTGCTGATTATGTGGAGTCTGGCAGTTACAGAGCAACAGCAAAGAAATTTGGAGTGTCAGATAACACTGTAAAAAAGATATGCAATGAAAATGCGCAGATTGCGCAGAAGTGCGCAGAGAAAAAAGAGCAGAACACTGCTGAAATTTTGGATTATCTGGATTCCAGAAAAGAGAAAGCGAAAGATGTCTTAGACGCTTACATAGAAGCCTTGAAAAAGCCAGAGAAAATAGAAGCAGCGAAGCTGTCAGAGATTGCTACTGCAATGGGGATCGTGATAGATAAATTCATCAACAACCCGATGAAACACCAGTTGGATAAACAGAAACTTGAAATCGAACTCCTGAAGCTGGAAAGCCAGGTCAAGGACAACCAGCCGGAGGAAGAAGCAGAAGACAACTTCTTTGACGCTCTGAACGGAACGGCAGCGGAAGTGTGGGAGGAAAGTGAGGTAGAGGAAGATGGAGAATTTAAAACCGATTGATGTAATGTCAAAATGTCCAGTTTGCGGGACAACAGCAGTATTTGACAAGTCGCACAGTGACGAAGCGGAAAAAATAAAGTTTTATGTTCATTGCCCGGAATGTGGATTAGGAACAAAGAAAATTTATACTGCCGGAGTATTTCTTTCGTATACGGGAGATATGGTATTGATAAGTTCCGAAGTGAACGATGCAATTAACGACTGGAATAGCTTAGTCCATAGTTATGAAAAATCGAACAATGAGAATATTGGAACTAACAGAACATCAATATCGTTTTCTAACGATGTTTACGAGTACATAAAAGGAATGGCACGGTTTAAAGGAATAACAATGTCAGAATTTTCCAATGAGATATTGAAAAAATCAATGGAAGAAGATGAGGCATATAAATTTATCTTAGAAGCAAGAAAGAAGCTGGATACTGATGGGAAATGACATCAACACCCGCATAGAAAATATCCGCAAAGGCATATCAAATCGTGCAGCCGCCATGAAAGCCAAGGTGCAGAAGCAGGGCTTCCAGTTTAAACCATTTTCCACCAAGCAGAAGAAAGTCCTGACCTGGTGGTGTCCTGCAAGCCCGGTCAAGGATATGGACGGAATCATAGCAGATGGGGCAATCAGGAGCGGTAAAACGCTGTCTATGTCGCTGTCCTATGTGCTGTGGGCGATGGAAAACTTTAATAATAGCGATTTTGGAATGGCTGGAAAGACGATTGCTTCTTTTAGGAGAAATGTTGTAAATACCCTAAAATTGATGTTGATAAGTAGAGGATATAAAATCAAAGACCATAGAGGAGACAGCCATTATTTAACCATAAGCAAAGGAGATATAACTAATACATTTTATATCTTTGGAGGAAATCACGAGGGTTCGCAGGATTTGGTTCAAGGATTTACGGGTTCCGGTTTTTTCTTTGATGAAGTTGCCCTTATGCCGGAATCATTCGTTAATCAGGCAACCGGGCGTTGTTCGGTGGACGGTTCAAAGTTTTGGTTTAACTGTAACCCGGACAGCCCCAGGCACTGGTTCAAGGTCAACTGGATTGATAAGGCAGAGGAAAAGCGGCTTGTATATCTGCATTTCACTATGGATGATAATCTTTCCCTGTCAGAGCGGATAAAAGCCCGTTATCGTGGAATGTATGTGGGCGTATTCTTTAAGCGGTATATCCAAGGACTGTGGTGCGTGGCAGAGGGGCTTGTCTACTCCATGTTTGACGAGGACAAGCACGTCAAAGACAAACACATGACCGGGGAAAAAGAATGGGTTGTGTCTGTGGACTATGGAACGGTCAATCCGTTCGCCGCCGGGCTGTGGGCGTTTGATGGAAAACGGGCGCAAAAGGAATCTGAATACTGCTATGACAGCAAAGAAACGGGAATCCGGCGAGATGATGAAACGCATTATCAGGAGATATGTAAGCTGATTGGAGATAGAAAGGTATCATTTATCATTGTTGACCCGTCTGCTGCTTCGTTTATCGAAACAATCAAGAAGCATGGGAATTATATTGCCAAAGGTGCGGAAAATGACGTATTGGACGGAATACGGGTACAGACCACATTCTTAAACAGAGGAATTATCAGCTATTACAAGGACTGCGAAGCAACCATAAATGAGTACGGGTTGTATTCATGGGATATGGAAAGCCCGGAGGACGCTGTTATAAAGGAGTTCGACCACTGCATGGATAGCGACAGATATTACTGCTATACATTCCTGCGGCGGCGGTTGAGGTGGAAATATTAAAGTGGATATGTGGTAGAAAGGGGAAGGATATGGAAAGCAGCATAAAAGCATTTAATATGCCATTTGAAGCATGGTATAAAGATACGGTTTTGGGAGAACCACATATATACGTTGGTATGTACTATGAGAGCGGCGGATGTGATGGTGAATTTAAGATTGTTTGGGATAATATCGGAATCCAGTTAAGAGCCTATGATGATTCATGGGAAGTGTTAAGCCATATGCCGGAATTGATTGACCTTATGGGCAGGATTCAGATTGAGGAATTGAATCCGACTATTGAGGAATTTGCGGAAATGTTGAAAGGTATTGGATTCAAAGACCTTACAGAAAGAGAAAGAATTTATTGAAGCATCTGCCAATGTGGTAAGGAGAGGATAGGGAAATGAAGATAGAAACAATTATCTGCGATTGTTGCGGAGAAGAAATTCCGAAGGTTAAGAAGAAAAATATTTTTGGAATTGAAAGGGAATATTATAGGCTTGGAAAGCTGAATTATGGCTATCCATTTAATGATATTAACTGCCGTACTCTCGGACTTCATTTGTGTGAGCGTTGCGCCGGGAATATTAGTTTGGAAATGTGCAAAACAAGAGTAGAATTGTGCGGAGGATTGACAGAATGAGCATTAGCGAACAGGTAAAGGAATTGAGAGCAATAGCAAACAATTTGTCTATTGGGCATAATATGCCTATTTCTTTGGCAGTAGAGCGTTTTAGGGAAGCCGCTGATACCATAGAAGCATTATCCGCAAAGCTGGCAGATATGGAGCGGTCATCTGAGGATTGCGGCGGCGGGTGGATATACTGCGGTGATGGGAAAAATCTTCCAGAACCCGGAAGGAGATACCGAGTTACAGCGCTGTGGAAAGATGGAGATTTTGAAACACGTTCCGTGTATGATTTGGTATATGGAACTGATGGGCTTTGGCACGGAAAAAATTATACTCCAGTTTCTTTTGAAATTATAGCTTGGAAACCGTTAGAAGAACCATACAGAGAAAATATAGAAGAACACGTTAGAAAATCTATTTTGGGAGTTGCTCAAATGTCTGATAAAGCATGGGCGGCTTACAGGAAAGAACAGCGCACAATTAGAAGAAACAAAAGGAAATAAGAGATAATATGGAGAGTGTTTTTGTGCTTGGAAGTAAAAATTATAAAGAGTTTATTGATACGAGAACAAAATGCGAAAAATGTCGTGAGCAGCATAAAGCACCTTATGAATTTTGTTGCGTGTATGATTGCGGGAACCATAAAGAATGCAAAAAATGTAAATGCGATATGTATAGAGAACTTGGGGGAGTTGCTGGATTTGGAGCAGATACTTGAGCCTTAACCAATCCATCACCCACGGCAAAGAACACCGCAAGCCATATTAGCAAGTATAATGGCGATTATTTGGAGGGATAGGGAATATGAATCAGGAACCAAGACGCATCAAAAGAACGTGTTTTATTTGTAAAGAAAATTCTGTTTGGATAAGGCAGGTATACAATCCACATATTTCTGATTGGGAAGATTGCGCAGCGCCGATTTGCGAGGAATGTAAAATAAAGATGGAAAGTGAATCATGATAAGGAGAACTGCGGAAGGCGCAGGAGTTGGAAGAAAATGAGAGGGGCGGTGATTGAATGAAGCAGGTGAGAAAGAAGATACTTCCGATATATTTTGAACAAGTTTGTTGGGAAAACAAACATTTTGAATTGCGGAAAGATGAAGATGATATACAAGTCGGTGATGAACTTGTGCTTGAAGAATGGGAGCCGGACAAAGGATATACAGGAGAGGTTGCATTAAGACCAGTTACATATGTTCTGCGGAACGTGCCAGAATACGGACTAATGGACGGGTACTGCATTATCGGATTTTAGGGGTGCTTTAAATGGGACTGATAACATGGATAAAGGAGAAATTTAAAATGCTGTTTAAAACGGACGCTGAAAAGGCTTTCGGTGTGGAAACGTACCTGTCGCCGGAAATGGACGCTGCTAT